AAAACTTTTCATCTCCTTTAAAAGTACCAGTATATAAAGGATTGGTCCCAATAGAAATTATATCTCCAACTTGGAATCCTGTGGCCGCTGTAGTGGTTAAGATAGTAAATGTTGCATTTCCACCCCCACCAGTAATTGTAATTACTTCACCAACCACATAATCATCTCCAACAGAGCTAATACTTATCGTCTGTACACCCCCGCCACTAACACTAACAATATCAATTGTTAATCCAGTTCCACTCCCTGAACTTGTTGTAGCAATATTAGTACCAGTAGAATATCCTGTGCCCGCTGCTGTAGGGGCACTAATAGTCCCAACAGGACCACTGGTACCAACAGGGCCAAGCATAGATTTTTCAAATGTTATTCTCCATTCAGACGGGCTTGCAGTATTATTAATAGCTATACTTGCTATATTTAATTCATAATAAGGTAAAGTAGTGCCACCTATATTTGTAACTAATTTTATTATATCTCCCACTCTTGGGATACCCCCAAAACTTGGATCTGTTATTTCAATACTAGCGCCCCCTCCAAACAGAGCATCAACTGTTTGTATAGAATGATTAGATAAAAATTCCTCACTTTGGTTTTCCATCGTTGTCCTACTAAAATCTATAACATCACCAGCGGTCAAGGCACCGGTAGTACCTATAGTATCTATAATTATAGCTGGTGATACATTAAAAGTATCAAAAGGGGCAACTGTGCTAACTATTTCAGTTACTTTTACTATAGGTATATTGTTTCTTATAACACCACCTAAAGGAACATTTGTTTTATTATTATCTGTAACTACATCACCAACTCGTATATTAGGTTGAGAAGTAGAGGTTATTATTTGCGTAGAAGTTCCACCCGCAGCAGCTGTAGTAGTAATTCTTTCTAGTGGGATTATAGGATTATAAGGGTAATATTGAGCTACAGATATTTGGGCTTCAAATGTATAAGCAGTAGTAGACGTAGCCGCTGTTATAATATTTATTCTTCTAGGTTGATTCAAATTATCTGTCCAAAATAATAAATCATCTACTAAATTAACACCGTATATTGGAAAACTTTTATTAAAATTTAAGAAAAACCCAGATACTAATATTGTAGGAGGCGGAACTGCTTGTGAAGATAAATCAAATTGTAATATTGAGTGATTAGTAGTAGATGGAGCTAAATCCCCATCAGAATTCACCCAATCTGTAACAAAAACAAATACTCTATTATTTGTTTCATCTACATGATGACCAATTACAACTGATTTTTCAAGAGTAGTTACTAATCCACTTTCTATATTCCCTAAAACATTTTCAAATTCACCAACAGTAGAACCTTCAGATCTACTAATCAATAAGTTGATAGCTTCTCGATATTCACCTTGAGGCAAAATTCGAGAGTCAAGATCTTGATTCATTCTACCTTTTAAAAAGGTATTTTTAATTTCTGGCATACGTTAGTGTTTTATCCATTTAGATTTATTACGCATCACTTGTACTATTTCATCTAATTTAATATTTGATAATCTAAGTTTAGCGTTTCTTAATGCAGCATATCTTTGTTTTTTATAAAGTGGGGCTAAACTTACTGTAGCAGTTCTTGTAGATAAGATACTGTATAAAATATGTTGGTACATAGCTTCTTCAGCCAATTTAGGCACTTTAGTATCTAAATCATAAGCAAGTCCATCAGAGATATATTCTAATAATATTAGTTTACTTTTTAAATCACTAGAGAAATTAAATGCGCCTCGTCTTTCGTCTATATTAAACCACCCATTCATTTGCATATTAACAGGGTCACCTCCATATCTTTGCCCATAAAATCCACCATAGCCCCAGCTATTTTCTCCCCACCAATCATACATAAATACATCTGGATTATTAGAGTTACCTACCCCAAGTCCTGTTATACTACTTGTGTTATTTCCTTGCCATCTTTCATTTGTAATAGATGTTCCCTCAACATTATCTTCAAAATTATCTTGTACTATTTCACCCACAGCATCTTGTACTGGTGTTTCAAAAGGACTACTAGTTAACTCAGTAGGATATATTGTATGTTTAACACCTTTACCATCTACCCAAGACAATTTAACATAATTAACATAATCTTGTGGTATTGTTACTGAAAGGTTATCAGGAACAGTTAGTTCTTGAGATTTTATACTTTTTAATGTATCATAACTAAATTCCTGTAAACCACGTTTTGCATGAAAAATTACATCAGTTCTGTTAACTCTAGGTATTAATTTATCTTGGCCTACATAACCTACTATAAAGTTATTTACTATGTCTTTTATAGAAATATATTCATAACCTCCATAGTTATTTTGTACTGCATCTTCTTTTAATTGAACTTTTATATAAATTCCTATTGCTTGCCCATTCCCTAAAGTTATAATACTTCCAGTTGAATTGTTAACTAAAGTATAAGTAGTAGTATATTCTGTCCAATCCCCTAACCCGGTTGGACTAGTATATATTCTAAAATTATTTAATGTAAAATTAGGATCCGCAGGGTTCCAGCTAGTTGTACTCCCCATAGATAATGCCGTATTAAAAGTAAAAGTATAAACAGTAGTTGCTGCTGCTGAAGTATATATAATCTGCGCGCCCGCGTAATATTGTAAATTAGTTTCGGTGATTAATCCACCATCTGGTCTAGGCATATCTTACATTTTTGAGTTTTGTTCTTCTGATTGTATTTCTTGTTGTGCTACTTGTATTATAGTAGGATCATTTATTATTACTCCGCTATATGCTAATATTCTAATAATAGTATTTGTCTGTTCTGAAATATTTAATTCAAAATTTGTAGAAAGACTAGCATTATATTCGAATTGCCCTAAAGTTCCTATACCATAACCCCACACAACATTAGCAGGTATTTTTAAATAAGATACTGTTATATTACTTGTACCTTCCCCTGTAGCAGTTATAGTTGTAGGATATACCTCTATTATATTTTTTTCATATAAATAAACAGGAAAACTAGTTGTTGGTTGAGTTAAAGGAGAGAGTAATATTTGTCTTAACTCATTTCTTTGAGAATATTGAGATATTTCAGAATTTTGATAAAAAACAGAACCTAATCTATAAACATCAGCTGCCATTAAATCTACTTTAATTACATCTGTAGCGGTAGGAGCAGTTACAAAAGTAACTATATTTGTTACACTATCCCATGTATATTGAGTTGGCGAGGTTTGTAATATAAAGCCACCAGCACCTAAGTCTTGTTTATATACTTGTATGTAAGCAGCTTGGGATGCGGCACTTGTCCAACTAGTAACTGAGAATGTAGTATTAACACTACCTGCTTGAGTAAAAGATTGTGTATTTGAAATTGTTAAGGAAGTAGAGGGTAAAGAATAAAAATTGGAGCCACTAGATATAGGTATAGCGGTCCCGGTGTTTTGGAAGAATTGTAAATTATCTTCAATATTTTTAACGCGATTAGCGTATTCTGTATCATTTTGTGGCACACGATACTGTTGGTTTAGATCGTCTTCGTATTTTTCGAATATATTTAGTTGAACCTGTGTGGCGACTTTATTAAATTCGTCAGGCGTCATATATCCTCTTTGTTGTTGGTTAAGTATTAACAAAACAGTTTTGTATACTGCGTCTACGTTTATTGCCATTCTAGTATATTATTTATAATAAAGGCGGCGTGTTGCCGCCCTTATTAATATTTATGTTAAGATAGTTTTTTATCTAAGGTTTTGTAAATTTCCACACCTTCATCTGTTTTAAACCATGCAGCTAATGCTGAATATGGATGTTCATCAAATGGAACGCTAAAAAGTTTACGTTTATTTTTACCAATTAAAAAGGTTCTTTGATCACTTGAAAGTTGTATAAATCCTTGTTCTACTGATTTTATACCAAAGTTTCTTAACATTACGTTTTCATCTTTAGCTAATTCAATAAATAGTTTAGGATTTTTTCTTGCAAATAATATTAAATCTCTTTTTAATTCTTTAGAAGATAATTGCGAAACATTACTTCCAATTTCTGCTCTTAATATAGCTTCTGATTGGTCTACATCCATCTCTCTTGCAATATTTAAAGCTATTATTTCAGCTTCTAATTCTACAAGTTCATCTTTTGCTCTTTCTACTGGTTTAACCTCTTCATATCTTTTATCTAAATCTGGATGATATAATGATAAAAGTTTTTGCAATGCTTGTTCTTGTTTTGGTACATATAAACTACCATCTTTAAACATTATATGCCTTAAAGTAGCTTCTCCTTTTTGTTCATCTACAAATGGAGTAGGCTGATTAGTAGCATATCTTAAAGCTCTTTGTGTCCCGGTTTTTTCATCAAACCATAATAGAGGATATTTCTCCGTATGTCTAGATTTAATCGTAAACGTTAGTGGCTCTTTATTTCCAGTTAAAAAATAATTTCTATCTTTTATTTCCCATCCTTCTTCTTTAGAAGGAATTTCTTTTTCTTTTGTTTTTGACATAATATAATATAATTAAATAGTTAATAAAATAAAGGATACTCCTGCCTGAAGATACGTCCAAATAGGCAGGAATAAACTTTAAATAATAATTAAGCTACAAACATAACAAAGTTATTTCTAGCTTGAGTACATAGACATCTTTCTGATAAGAAATTTACTTCCATAGCATCAAGAGCAGAAGTACTAGCACCGCCAACAGAACCTGTTAACCATGATTTCATTCTCCTATCATCAGCTTGAGAAGCTCTATATCTTACATGAAGGAATGGTCGTCTAATATTTGTTCCCAGTAACTGATCGTATACTGTAGAAGTTCCAGCAGGAACTAATACACCATCAACGTTGTCACCACTTACAAAGTTAGTAGAACCACCTCTTGTAGAAGCGTCGTTTAAGTATTTCCATGAAGTTTTGTAGAAGTCATAAGAACCTCTTCTAAACCCAGAGAAACCTAAGTTAAGCGCCATATCTTCAGAGTTTTCAAATACACCATAAGATGTACCTCCAGCTCCATAAGAATTTTGCTGTGCTAACATATTATCAAATAGAAGCTCAGTTTGTCTATCTAAGAAAAGCATGTTTTCTTCAATAGCTCCTTGAGAGTCTAAGTTTTCTAATATAGCATCAAAATCCTGTAAAGATCCAGCGTATCCTGAAAGAACATTACCACCATTATTAATAGCAGCAAATAAACCTTCAGTACCTATCGTACCAGCTGGTGCAACAGCAGCAGCGGGGAAGTTAAGTAAGGCACTACCAGCTATTACTCCAGCTTGTGCAGCATTAGCTAATTCACCTTCAATCATTGCCATTTCTAAGTAATCTTCGAATCTCATTCTAGTTTCACCTTCAGCTTTTAAATACCAAAGATACCCACTAGTACCATCTTCTCCAGCAACTTCAACCCAACCTATTTGAGCAGTATCAGATCCACTAACAGCGTATCTGTTTCTGATTATAATTGGTTTGTTACTAAATACTGATAATTGAGGTTCAATAGATTGCCCAGAAGTATTATCCAATGTTGATCCTTTTTCAAATTCAGAGCCATATACAAACACTTTTAATCCTGTTTTAATATTAGCAGTAGTGTTAACATTTGCTCTAGTGTAAGGAATTACATCAAATAAACCAGCGGCAAGACCATCTTGAGCGCCTGATTGAGTTACAATTGCTTTTACAGTAAATGATGGATCAGCTGGATCCATAATTACTACAGTCATATTTGTAAAAATCACGTTTCTAATAGTTGCAGCCGTTACCGGAATAGTTAACCTATTACCGATTTGAGCACCACCAACTACTTGACAAGATACATTATCATAAGATATATGTAATCTGTTTTGTTCAGACCAAACTACTTGATCAGACATCATTGGCATTTCAGCGCCAACCATTCTTAAGAAGCCACTTAACGTTCTGTTACCATAACGCTCTACCTCAGCTTCATAAATTTCTGGTAGATATTGTTGTGCGAAGTCGTTTCCTCCACCGTTAGCAAAATTTAAGTAATTGCTTACTAAAGTTTGTTGCTGGGAAGAAGGTACTAAACTCCCATATTGAGGACTTAATACACCCATAATTGTTTAATTTTTAATTGTTAAATTTACTTTTTTTAATTTTAAGTTTTGAACTACTTACACCATCTATAGCGCGAACTTTAAGCCCACCGATAAAAATATCTTCTCCACTCGATTGACGAGCTTCAGTTGTAGGATTTTTAGATCCTTCAACAACGTTTTTAATTCCATCAGTTTTCCCTTGTTCGTAAAAATGATTTACTATTCTATCTATATTCTGTGCAGCGTACATAGCTTTATGATAACCTTTCGTATCTTTAACATTCCCTTCTTTGTCTAAGAACTTCCCGACGAAGTTATTTAAATTAGATTGATTTTCCGCAACAGCACCTGGGTCTTTAACTCCGTATCTAAATTTCTTTTCACCAACTTCGAAATCAAAACCTTTGAATTCATTGGTAAACATTTGTTTAGTAGCGTCTTTAAATTTTGAGTGCTTTTGTTCAGCTATTTCCTGTTCTTGATTGTAGCGATTGAAAAAGTCTGTTGCTTTTTGTTGGTCTTGTGTTACGCCGGGCCTCAACTTGATCTCGTCGTAATATTTTTGTTTCAAGTCCTCTAAAAAGATTTGGGCTTCTGCAATTGCTTCTTTCTTAGCGAGTTTCTTTTTTCGGATGTCTCGCTCTTCATCCACGTCATCATCAAACAGAAAATTTTCTTCCATAATGAAATCAATTTCTTCTGTATCAAGATGAGGTTTCTTTTTCTTATAATACTCTTTTAATAAAGTATTATCATCAACGCTAGAATAATCTGCGTTAAGTCTTGTATAATCGTTTATAGTACCACCAGTTTCTTTCATGAAGTCAACAAGCTTTTCTATATTATCTGGTAAGATTGTTTTAGGTTCTTGTACTACTTCTTTTTTTACTTCTACCTTTTCTTCTGGTAAAGTTTCTTCGGCTATCTCTTGAATTTCTTCAATAGGCGATTCGGACTTTTGTACCGACTCGTTTTCCTTTGTATCCCTGGACCGTACTTCTGTGTCCACTCCTCCGCTATCTCTGGTTCGTTCGCCCACAGGTATTTCCTTTGTTGCTCCGATAGAAATGGCATCGTCTTCTTTTTTTGTTTCTGGTTTATTTAAATCTACCTTAATAGGTTCTTCTACTTTAGCGTTTGCTTCTAATGAAGTATCTACTTTAGATAAATCAATTTTTATTGGGGTGTTTTTAGATAATCCTAATTTTTTCATTTTAGGATTGGATTTCATCTTCATATCCCCACCTTCTGTTTTAGCGCCTAGAGTTGCCTCTGGTACTGTTGTTGTTTGTTTTGACATAATAAAATATTATAAAATTAATTAAATAGGTGCTTGCATATCACCTTGTTGTTCAAAATCTATAGGCATCAAATCATTATTTCTTTGATCAATCATTTGACTTTGTTGGTTACCTTCTAGTTTTATTCTTTTATCTTTACGATCTTCAATTAGAGCCTCTTTTTCTTTCATTGCCCCAACTTCCATTTGTTTTAATTCTATATCGTATTGATGTTGTATTTGCATTTCTTGCTGTTTAATCTGCCACTCTGTTTGCATCCTTTGAATTTCCATCTGATTTATTGCTTGTTCTTTTTGAACTTCAGAGGCTACTAAGGCTTGTTGTTTTTGCATTTCCGCCTGAGCCCTTGCTTGATCTCCAGCTGTTTTAGCTTGCTCTTGTTCATGCACTAGAGCTTTTTGTTGTTCTTGTTCGGCTTTTTGTTTTTGCTTACGTTTTTGTTTTAAAACGTCATTAGCAAGTTTAAGGTTGGTAATTCTTCTAATATCAATAGCATCTTCTAAGTCAATTCCGCCTTGTTGTAAAGCCATCTGTATATTCTGTTCTAGTACCGCCTTCTCTTCTTCTTCAGGCTCTAACTCTAAATATATACCAAAATCATGATTATTTAAATTCTGTATTTCTGCTAATGTTCCAACATTATAGGTAGAAATAGAACTTTTAAGAGAATTTAATGTAAGTGGAAAATTCAAAGAATCAGCAATCTTTAAAGAAATATTTTCGCAGGTTTTTACTGTTAACCATAAGCTAGCTTGCATTATATGTCTTGTAGCTGTATTAGACGCATTAACGGCCATTTTTTGTAATCCTATTAAAGTATCTTGCTCTGGCATACTACCATCTCTAGCTTCATTTAATCCGGTTACATCTCTTATTAATTGTAAATAATATTGATACGTTTGAATTAAACTTTGTATTTTTCCTTGTCCACTAGAAGATGCTAATTCTTGAATAGGTACTTTGCCTGGATTCATATCCCCCTCTTGGGTAAGTGATCTACCAACAATACTACCAGTTTGAAAATACATATTTAATGCTTCCGCTGGATTATAGTTTGTTCCATTACCAAGATCAACTTCAGCTAAACCATCCATATCTAAAAATACTCCATCCGGTACTATTCTAGACATTACTTGTTGTAATTTTAAATGAGTTAATTGTATCATATCCGCAAACCCAGTTATTTTACTTACAATAGAATTAATTCTACCTTTATATATTCTAGGGGCACATACAGCATAACTCATTTCTACTCTAGTAGTGTCCGCAAAAGGTCTTGTCATATTCTTTGCTAACTCCCATTGAACTAGTTCATTATTTCCTATAACTTTAGCTCCTTTATATAATACTTCAATTTTTCTTGATACTTTAGAAAAGGTATCAGCTGCCGGGGGATTGAACTCATCAGTTTTAACTAAAGACTTTTCTAAACCCTGCTCGGTTTCTTTTATTTTAAATACTTGATTGTTGTATGTTTTATATTCAAAAAATAAAACATCTACCGTATTAGGGTCATAAGTTTGCCAACCAAATAATCTTTGACTTTGATTCCTTCTAGATTGCTGAATTTTTTCTAAATTTTCTTCTGTTAAATGTGGAAATTGTTTGGCAATTTCTGGAATTGTAAGAGATTTTACTTCTCCTATATAATATATATCTTCAAAATTTGGATCTTCTGTATAAGAATATATTAACCTTGCCGGGTCTATATAATCTACAGTAATCCCATTGGCTTTATTCCAATTAGTTTTTATAGCCCCAATACCTAAAGTAACAAGATCATAATTAAATCTTTTCTTTATATTATCAAATCTATTTTTATCTAATGTATTATTTATAACTTCTTCTTCAGCAATTTCTATAGATTGTTTATAACTTAATTGCATATGTAAATCTAATTCTTCTTCTGATTCTGGCAAATTCCCAGGGTCAGGGCTTTGAAATTGATTAATACCTAAATTTTGTTGCATATTTTCTAGATATGGTTTTGCACGCATATCTTGTAAAATAGAACTTGCATAATCTGTTCTTTTCTTTAATGAAACTGGATCTTGAGCAAAAGCTTTTATTTCATATAACTTATTATTCATTCCATTAGTAACTATGTCTACAAACTTAGAAACCACAGGGACTGGTTTCCAGTCTAAATTAAGATAGGACATATCCCCATTAATAGCTAATTCATCTTTATATTTTTGGACAGGCTGTTCTCCTCTTGCATATAATCTTAATGTATGAAACCTATTATAAGAAGTAGCAAATCTAGTACCATTACCACCTTGTCTCCACCATTCACTTTCTATAGCTTGCGCAACTCTCTTTCCATATTCAACGGAAGCTTTTTCAGCATCTGGCACAACTTGGCTAGGGAAAGCACTATTTGGATTTGCGTATATATTCATTTACTTAATTATTTTTGATAGTTCACCTTTATTATCATATTTTTTAATACCGAGATCAACCGGTTTTCGTTTTACTCTATTTATTGGAGCATATCGATTTTTATTACATGCCATTATAGCAAGTCCAGAACTAATAGAAGCATCATGAGTTGTTCTGTTGTTTATATCAAACGTAGCCCAGTCTTCTAATGTTCGTTGAAAATACATATCTCCATAGCTATCCCCATTAAATCCAATTGCATTTTCTATATAAGATTCTATTGCTGCCGCGTGTGCTTGTTTAATATCTTCACTTGAATTAGGTATTCCACCTATTTCTCTTTCTGTAACAGAGAGTTTGTTCCAAATTTTATCAGGTCTATTCATTGCAAAACCCCTATATCCTCTACGTTTAAAATGGTAAAGTAACCTTGGTTTATTATTTTCCACTAATATTGGCATCCCATAAAATATACATGCCATTAATACATCTTCAAAAAATATCTCTGCTGTTTGTGGTCTTGCTATGTATTCTAAGAAAAAATGATCAGCTGGGGCATCTTCTAAACTAAATTTAGTTAACCCGTGTAAAGAACCATTTGACCCTCTTTTATCAACCGTTCCTGATATATCATAAGGATCACATCCAAATGCGCCCATATGTTCATTACCAGGATATTTAATACCATTTTTTTCTATAAATCTATTCTGTAAATTATAATTAGGTACCCAACTTATAAAAAATCTTCCTTTATTACTTGGGACAAATACAACTCTCGTATCTCTTATCCCATTTTCCCATTGGAAATTACCTCGTGTTACTATCGCGTTACTATTGGAATCTTCATTAAAATCTATTTGTTGGTAAATCTTAGTTAGATTAAATAAAGATGATTTAGATTCATCTCTAAAGGCATGTTTAGTGGTACGTGGGAATTGTCTATAAAATTCATTTAAAGCGTCTTGATCACTCTTTAATCCTTCAACTTCATTCTCCCAATATTTGACGACTCCAAGATCAATGAATTCTCCATGTGGGCCTTCAACTTCAGTTGTGGGAGTGTCGAAGACAGGCATCCCATAAGAATCAATGTATCCTTCGTAGTTCCATTCCATAGGTATGAACAAAGAATAGAGTCCTGAGCTAGTCTGTCCATTGCGGTTTCTTTTTGTAACATCTGAGTTATCATATAATTTTTTAAAGTTTCTACCTCCTTTATCTAATGCATTTGATGTACTGCCCATCATACATTTACCAATAATCCTACTACCTAATCTTAATGTTGTTTTTGTGACCCTCCAGTTGTTTAATATATTATTAGGTCTTTCCCATTTTCCTGATTCATCGTGTACTAATAGTTTTAATTTTTCACCATCATAACTATTATCACCTGTATTTTTCCAGTCAACAGTTGTATCTAATCCTTGTAAATCTGCTGTTTCATTTCCTGCTTCAATACTTCTTCTAGTGAATTTAGAAGCTGGTACTCTATATGCTAATTCTGTTTTAGGTCGATCCATACCATCTTGGATTGGTTTAAAAAAGAAAGGATAGTTAACTGAAATTGGTACAACTTTATCGGTAAACATCTTTTTAGCATCTTGTCCGGTTTTAGATAATATTCCGTATCTTGAATCACTTGATATTGTTGCTAAATTTATTACCTCTCCTGAGGCCATAAAAGAGAATCCTGATCTACGGTTTTTAAGATAACAGATTCCATAGCATCTGGTATCTGCTTTACAGGCTTCCCAAAATATAAAGAATAATCTATTAGCTTCTCTAAAATCTGCTTCCCCTACATCAATCTTACTCCATTGCAAGTACATATAGTGAGTGCCAGTAAGATAAGTAGGTTTACCTTTATTAATATACCAAAAACCTTCCTCTCGTCTTTTAAATTCTTCGTCAATATATTCAAACCATTTTTCTTTAAAGTCTTCTGGATATCCTCTCCAGTCAAATACTGTTTTAATTCTAGCAAGAACTTTTGGGTATGCGGTTTTAGTCCATCTATCATTTTCAAAAACTACTGGAGTTTCTTTTTTTGGTAAAGCTATTCTAAGGTTTTGTATTTCATAAATCTCACCTATTTTACCAGTCCTACTAATAACTATAATATCATGCTCTTTGTTATATCCATATTTCCATTTACTATAACGGTTCATCCTATTTATAATCTTAGGCTTTATATGGTCATCAACTATTTTGTATAAAACTTGTTCGTACATTATTTAGATCTTCTTTCTGCAAACCCTTTAAAAGTTACTTCTTCTTTAACTTCTTTAGGTTTATCTTCTAACATATTCTTTTCTTCTTCAATTCTATTTAGAATTTCAAAAGCATCGAATATAGCCAGTTTCTTAGTAGCTGCAGCATTTTTAAGTCTATCCGCGGAAATATCCATATTAGAATCTACAATAGGTTCTTTAGCTACTTTGATTAACTCAGCAACAGCTATTCGCCCAGCTTGGATTATATTCTTCTTCGTTTCCTTTGTATTCATACTTTATAACAATATCATTTGATTTCATACAATAAACACGTTTATTATTTATAATAAACTCCCATTCTCTACCTGGTTTATAACCGACCAAGTCTCCTGGATTAATTCCAAGCATTTCTAGCTCATCATTACCTATTTTAAGTACACCTATACACTTTTGTTCTAAGTCTGTTGTTAGAGGATCAATATCTTTAATAGGCATTACAAAACATCTATTCATAAATGGTAACCAATTCTTATTTTTTTTATATAAATAAATTTGATTTGGTTTACAAAAGTATAAATTTTCTTTAAAATATTGACTACTATTTCTTTCATTTCCCCTTACATCATACCATCTCCTAAATATATTATGATGTATAATTATTTCATCACCTTCTTTTAAATCAAAAGAATATGCTAATGGTATTGATTTAATAATAGCATGCCTGCTTACTAATTTATGATCTTCTATATTAGCATTTACAATAAGAGTTTTATCACCTATTTTAATTTCATTATTATATCTCCCTTTTTTAGGAGTTATAATAAAATCATATATACTATTCATTAATATTCTAAATCATATTCAACAGATATAGCCATATGAGAATTAAATTTCTTCCATGGCATTACTTCATCCCCTTTTTTTATATAAATATTATAAGAATTATCTGCAGTGCTTAAACTAATACTATAAATTATATGACCTCCGTAAACTTGTTGTCCTACAGAATAGTGCATAGCTTCATTTTTATAGTCTGCGCCTATACTTATCTTCCTTATAATAGAGTCCATCCTACTTTACTTCCTCAGTGGCTACTTCTTCTACTATTTCTTCGTAAGATCCGTCTTTTAAATCAATATTTACTTGACCGTACTTTTCTTCTAATTCTTTTTTAGTGCCATTTAAAGCTTCATTAAATTGTTTTAATGCTACAGAAATTTCAAATTTCTTAGCTTCTA